CGGGAGATTCACAATGGTGCCTAGCTCTGAAGCTTCTTCGACGAGCCGGATTACTTTTACGTATACGCATTGTTTTTTGGCCTGCTCGTTTTGCTGAGGTACCTCCATGACCAAAGTTAACTTTAACTACATTGCCTTGTGCGTTGCGAACATATACTTTAAACTTTTTAACGTCTCCGCGCATTGGTTTGCCCAATTTTACAGTTCGACCTTGATACTCTGCTTCATTAAGTCCTGGCTGAGCCATGGTGATATAATCAGATTCATTAACGCTACGTTTAATATATTCTATTAAGCATTCTGAACAATAACCATCAGCTTCTTCGATAGGAACGCAATTAGGAACTTTACGTCCTTTTTTCTTTTTCATTCCAATCATTTCATATCCAGACCAACACGGATCTGATTCATCGATATACATCTTTGCCATTATATCTCCTGACGTATTCCTAATTTAGGTAAATAGGTTCTCCATATCTTTAGTACTTGTTCTTTTTCTGCAGGTGTTATAACTCCACCAGAAACCCATCGATCCAGATACTCAGCAACTTCATCACGAAATGGAATTCGTTTCTTCTTTGCCTTCAAATACATTCCTTGAAGCATTGCCGGGGCTTCCTTTGGCAATGTGAAATACTTTGCTGGAGATAATTCTCCGCTTTGTATCTTAGCCCTAAGTTTCATATCCGATGGAAGATACTTTGATGATATAGTGTTCCACCCAGATTGGGTAGTATGTTCAATTTCGTGACGTAACGTATCTCTAAGTTCCATTGCGACTGAACTAAGTATCTTAGGATAATCGGCAGGATCTAATTCAAAACGAATTTCTACTAACGGCATATCATCCGATGTTCGTTTTGTATCATTATATGCATCCCCACCTACACGAAAATCATCTAAACCTTCAACCCATTGCACTTTAAGTTGCAAATAGAAATCCAATGGTATCGTAGCATTTTCTACCTCTTCAAAGTAAACATGTTGAAAAGCTGAATCATCATCGATGTTAGGTACAGATTCTCCTTGTTTGAAAAATATCTTTTGTCCAGAAAATTTGCCCTCGGGATCTTTTACAGCAGCATAACTATCTTTAACAACTGCTAACAGTTTACGAGATAGTTCTGTAACTATGCTGTCGTAACGACCTTCTATAATTATTTTCTTTAAAGATATCATTCATATATAAATATTATCCAAGCAAATTATAGTTCCAGAATAATTCTTTATCTTTATTAAATGGATTAGCAACTTGTTGATAGTAACAATTCAAACAAAGCAATTGTAAATTTTCTATGCGATGATTGGTTTCATCACCATCTATATGATCTAACAACAATGGTACCGTATCATCGGTTATTCTGCGTTCTTCGTATCCACATGAATTGCAACATTCTTTTAGTATGTTTAATGCCAACAAACGATTTCTAAGTTTCCAGGCTGGGTAATTCGGAAATTCACCTTGCAATATCCGATCAATTGAATATGTACCTGAGGTGGCACGAGGAATGTCTTTAGTTATTCCTACGCCAGCTTGGTTGGTATGCATATCATACAGAGTCTTTCCTGTCTCCGAATCAACATACATCTTTGCATACTTCTTCCATGTAGTAAATGAAACTTTCATGAAACGAGCTGCTTCGGCATTTGATTTTGTGTTAGCCATTGCATATCGTATATCAGACTCTGGCAGATCAAAAGCCTCCCGGCCTCTACCATAAACATACTTATAACCAGCCGAACTTGACATTAGTATACTCCAAGCTTTCTTAATTCTCGCAATGCATGTTTAGGTAACATTTTTTGACGATACATATCCTGCATACGATCTTTTAATTTGAAAGTAAAGTCTACGAATGTGCTATGATACACTCCGCTGGTTTGTTTAATTTCATCATACCATGTTGAATAAGCTGCATATTTTTCATCAAACTGATCATCCGCAGTTCTTGTTTCCCAATATTCAATTTGATCTTTAAGTGGCCAGAGATGTATCGATATGTTAGGATCTTTTCTCCGAGCTGGTAATGCTGGTTTTGATTTATCCCGATTAATGTTTTTTGAAATGAATTTATCCATCAAATTGATAGATCTATCCTTCGGCGATTCGCCAGAGTGTGCTGCTTTTTTACCCATAACTATTTTTGTTTTTCAGTTAGTATAATTATTTTTCGCCAAGCATCTTCGGCTTGATATATGTATTTTTTAAATTCAACGATATCTTGTTTTTGCCGGGCTTGGTCCGCTCTTTTCATATAACGATGATATGCGGCATGATGCCAACCTATTCGTATTTTGTATAACCACTTAAACATTGTTTTTGTATTTTATAACTTCAGTTTTTAATTTTTCAAAAGTTAACTGTTTAGACACTTCAACACACGAATCGTGGTTATCAATGTATACCGAACATTTGCCCACGTTATGTGTAATTGTAGCACATTGCATTGCTTGATGATAGTTATGTGCACAGATGTCCATAAGACACGTAATTACATGATCAAATGTATTAACATTGTCATCATTCAGAATCACCTGATACTGACCCCGGGGTTTCTTGGACGATTTCGTTTTTGACATCTCTAATGATTGCTGCTTGTTCCCAAAACTCATTTTCTGTTGCATAAGTTAATGATTCATTTAAAAATCTTAATTTGTATTGTGTATCCCAGTAACTAGGCCATTTCCACTCATCTGTTTTCATTACATCAATTGACTTGCAAAATAGTTGATGAATAAAATTCTGTCTTGCTTCGGCATTCATATTACTATAATATATAATCTACAACAATAATCCAAAACTATTTCTTTTGCTCTCGAATAATTAATTCACCTAGAACTTCTAAACGACCTACTTCCCGCTGAAATTCAATTTGAGTCATGGATGTAGATATTTTTTTATATGTTTCGTCAAACTCTCGTTTAGCTTTATCTAAATCAAATTTACCAGCCGCAGCTCGTTTATAGTAAGGAAGTTTAACTTTGAAGTGATGCCATGTAAGAAGAGCTAAGCCTCCTTTCTTTTTTGCGTTGTCTACAATTTTCTCAGCACCAGCCTCCCTGGTATCGGCAAATGATTCAAAAGTTTCTTTTTTGTCTTTTGATTCAAAAAGTAAATTTAATAGTTTCATATTAATAAATATTACTTATTTGATTTATCTTTATCAAATTCAGTCATATAAGAATAATCTGTTTCATAATCACCTTTGCCTTCAACTGTATAAACTGTCATATCAATTCGGTATCCAGGATTCTTATCAATACGATTGAATGTCCATGCATTATCCATCCATATGATTCTATTATTAGGATAAATAAAATAATTTCCATTATCCATTTTAAATACATGTCCGCATTTATGTTCTGGCGTTTCAGAGAAGTTAGTATCTAATACATTGCGATTTTCATGTGACCAATCCAATGTAAACATATATACTCCCTGTCGTTTAACTCCTGTTATAGAAATTAAATCGGCACGTAATCCTGATAATCGTTCTCGGATTTGTACATCGATGTAAGAAGAAAAAGAATCCCAATATATATGTTCGGTTAATGGTAATCGTTCTGCTTCTTTTTTCCATGCAAATGCATGTATTGGTCTTCTAGTCCAATTAACTCCATTTTCTAGAAATGCTTCAAATAAAGGAACCCGTTTCTGAATAGATGCAACAGAATGTACATCTGCTAATGTAAAGTCACCTATTCCTTTTTCATGATTAAATAAAAACTCATTTCGTATGTAACAAGTTATTGTCGGTATGTTTGCATTTAAGTAAGCCAATCAATCTCCTCTTTAGTATATATACATGTTAATTCTTCACCTGGGTGTATAGTTCGTAAAGTTATATATCTATCCAATTCCAAATCATGATATACATTTGGTTCTTCAGAATGATTTATATAATACGACATATTAATATTATTATATGTTCTAGAAAGCCAAATTCCAAGTTTATCTGAATTACATGTTGATGTTAAATATGTTCGTATCGACATATCATTGATTAGTTCATACGGAATGTGTATCTGATCAGAATTTACATCTTGAAATAATACATAACCAGATTCGATTTCTGTTATTGCGAAAACACCAACTCCGTCACATACGAGCGACGGAGCTAACTTTGTTTTACCATATTGATTAATACTATATACTATTTGTTCAAACACAATTTATTTTTTATGTTTTGAAATTTCAACCGCTGCAAGTTGTTTAAGTGCATCCTTTTTTGATTTAGGTTTTTTTGATAATCTACGACCCGTTTCTGTAGTCGCAAAGTAACCTGCTTCTGTTTTTTCAATGCGCTCTGGCATTAACTTTTTTAAATGATTCTTGAAACTAACAGGAACGAATTGTGGTTGTTGCATGTTATAAGATGCTGACATATCTTGCATTCCGGAAGATTTCGAATTCATTAAAAATCCACCAACCTCTTCTACATCATCCTTAGATGTTGCAATATGATCCACAGCCCAGCCATGTCCATTGGAAAGCATTTGATCTACTTGTCTCGGATCCATCTGCAGCATAGCATCTACCATCTTCTTGATAGTTTTTAAATTCTGAAAAAACATATAGTTATCAGTGTTGCTATGATCTATATCAGAATTACAACCACATTCGTTCAGCCGTTTCATGTTATGCCTTTGCTACGATAGACCAAATTGCACCGGTAAGTGTTACTACACCACCAACAATTTCAGTTACAATGGTTTCGTCAACCAATCCTCGCATAACAAAGATACCACCCACAAATGTTAATCCGTGTCGAATGATACCTAGTACTTGTTCTTTTGTAAGTTTCATATGTTTCCTTTTATATAAATATTTGATTAAAACGTTTAATATATTTTTAATTCATCATGAACGTAAAAGAAAAGATAGATCAACATATGATCCGGTAGGGAAAGTTCCTGACATACATTGAATTGAGTAGGAAATAACATTACCGGCTACGATGCTAGTATTACCTATAGCAACGCTCCCAGTGGCACTTTTTCCAGTAAAAGTAAGTTCTATAGGTGTAGCGCCTGTCACCTTTGTTGTAATATTTTCAAAAGAAAATCTTAATGTTTCACTTGCACCGGCGGATACGTTATATACACTCACACTCATGGATACCGCAGTAGCAGCAATCGGAGAAAGAAAACTGTTTAGTATTACTGCACTACCAGAGGTTGTACTTATGTCCCCGGTTATGAGAGGATAATACTTAGTAGAGGTTGCACCGATGCCAGAAAAGTTATTACCTTTAAATTGTATACTAAAATAGTCTTGACTGACATTCAAAGAATAACTAGCAGTAGTTGCAAACGATGCAGTACCAGTTAATGCACCTATGAATGAACCAGTAAACGATCCTGTAGCTACGATACTATCTGTACTAACACCACTTAATGCATCTATAGCCCGGGTAACATGCTCTGCTTGTATAGTACCGCCATCGGTAATACCTGTTTTATTTATTATCGCCATTATCTATGTTCCTTTTTTTATATATAGGCCAATCTTTTGTTTGTTCATTCAACCATTCTTGTCGCTCATCACATCCGCAATCTTCGTCTAGCAGTTGTGCAATACGTTTTGCTAACTGATCCAAACCCGTAGCAGCAGTTATACGTTTAATATCGTCTCCTAAACCTCTACTTTGCATATCTACTCCCATTTCGTACCGCGTTCTGAATTTGCATTATCATAGTTTGCCATTGAGCCGTATGTGGAATTTCAAACACGTTCTTACCCGGGAACATGTATTGTTTTTCTGGATGCATCATTTTCATATGGCCGGTGTCATCAATACCTAACACAGGATGCGGTACCTGTTTCATTGTTATACCTCCATGTGTCGTAGGTATCATAGTGCACCTACCCGGGTGTTGCCATTGGCCGCGCGGATCGGTTATTGCATTTGTTTTTTGTATGATATTTTCCCATCCATCGGGTGCTAATCTTTTAATTCCTCTGATATGCAGTACCAATGATTCTGTAACTTCATTCAAATCTGGGTCGAGTTCTTCTGCTTCTCGTTCATGTACAACAGTTTCTACAGTTAATTGGCCCATTGTTACTTTTTGTTCCAACCTTTTTAAACGTTCTAAATATCCTTTATTTCTAAGATGTTTATACGCCATATTTTCTATAGAATACTCACCCGTAGCTTCTAATCCAGCTTTTCTAAGATTCTGTAATCTGGATTTTATGTTGTGTATTCGTTTTTCAACATATGGGTCTGTTTCTTTTAAAGCATCTATTTCATACTCATATGGCTCAGCCTTTTGTTGTATAGCAGTATCATCAATTGATATTTGCTCAGACTTTGGTTTGTTGATCCATTTGTCACGCATCAATGAATATGTTCCAACGGTTGAATGCATTTCCTGATTTGAATCCTGTGCATACAGTTCAATGTTCATTCCTTTGTATTTTAACGGATAGCTATTGTTCCATATACTCTTCTTAGCATGCATGTAGTTACTTACCAAATGCATATTATCACCGACCAATGAATAGTTAATTAAAACATGCAAATCAATATCACTATACTCAGTCCAGTTATAGTTAGCACTACTGCCAATGATAATAACATCTAGTACTTTAACATCAACATCTAAGAATTCATAAAATGCTTTTGCAATTTTCAATAATCCAACACGAAGCTTTGGGCGAATTTTATTGCCTTTCCATATTTTTGGATTCAAAACGTTTTGTGTTTGATATTCTAAAATCATATACTTATAAATATGTTTATTTCCAAAAGAGCTGCACAACAATCAATGAGAATGCTAGAAGCAAGGATACTGCAGTCTTTAAATTAATCGTTTCGTCACGAAATATGTATGTCATCAAAGTAAATATGAATATTCCAGCACAAAATGATATGAATCGACCAGGCCAAAATAAACCGCCAAACCCTTGCACTACATATGATGTAGCTTCCATAAACAACCATGTTATAGGCACACCTAATAACATTAATGCCCATCTCCATGTTTTAGCCCAATCCCATATGAGTGGACCATTTACTTGAATCCATACTAGAATTTGGCCAACAAGAAACATTGAAAATGATAATACAATGTAACGATAATTCATATCCTATAATATGAATAAAACTTCAACAAACAAAATTATGATTTCGTTGTTTTGCGAGGTTTCTTAGTAGCAATTTGCCGCAAACCTTTATGCTGATCGAATTGATCTAAGATGTAATTAAGAAACTGTGCTTTGATGAATCCAGCCATCGAAGCATTCTTCAGTGCACTCATTATTTGAAAAACTAAGAATGGTATCAATATAGTTTCACTTAACCAACCCATACCTTTAAATGCATGTTCTACACTTAATAACATAGTTAACAATATCACCCAAACTACTGTAGTTTGTAATACTTTTAAAGCTTTGAATGTTTGAAATCCTTCTCGTTTAACTCCGGCAATGCATCCAAAAAACCCATCCACAAAGATAACAGACACTAGTGCCAAATACTGCTCGTAATGAGATAGAGTCATGTTATAGAAGTAAGTGCAGATAAATGTGATCATGGATGTTACCGTTACTGTTAGTGTTACTGTTAGTGTTTTCATAGTGTGATATCTGTTGATTCAATTAACGTATATGAAAAATGATTCCCGTATATCTTTGCAGCCTTTCTGCATATAGACATAAATATATCAAAATCTTTAACGCGCTTAAAAACTTGACAACCTTCTGACCAATTTTCTACCCAAGTAGAATCTTGACCCGCCTTATGTATGTTGATACCGAACATACCAGTATCAGTAACTTTTTCTTCGAATATTAAATCTCGGTTGCCATCCCGCCAAACCGTTACTGGGTTTAAACGTTGACAGAGTGCTTCATATTTACCTTGATGTTTATCTACAGCCCATACTTTGCGATACTGTCCCGGAACTAATCTAGCAACTCCTTTTTTATTGTGAAACTGCTGAA